TGGATTTGCTGGCGCTGTGCGCTGGATGGTCAAGCATTATTTATATGAACTACGCCCTAATGGTGGCTCAAGCCTGAAGGACAAGGTAGATGGGCTAGAGAAGCAGATAGATTTACTTACCGAGTTTGTAAAAGAAGCACTGAGGAAGTAGTGCCAGAGTTAAATGCAAATATCCCTCCGATAGATTGCTTTGTACGTGGTAACTTCCTGCGTAACCAGGAGGATAGTCACGACTTGTACTTTCCTTGTGTGATATTTGGAGTTAGTTCTGTACAGAACAGAAGCCCACTCTTCCACTTTATGATGGAAGATGGTGGCCTATGGTGGCGTATGCCCATCAATGCTTTCTGTAATAAGCCAGGCGTGCCAGAGGTAGACCTACATAATCTAGTGCTTTGGAATTCTTTTAGCCCATACATAACAGCCACCAAGTTTGCTAACCTGACTAATCTAAGTTTGCATTACACAGATAGAAATAGAAATAAAATTAATGGCAAGTATCTCTTTACCCTTGACTGGCATAACCCTGACTCTAATAGGCTAGATGATGGCTACTCAGAGACACCTGATGAGCACAAGTGTGGGCACGTTATAGAGCGTGAAGATGGCAACTATGCTATCCAACCTAACAATAGAACCTTCGTCTTCGAGCCATCATATACAACCAAGTATGGTGACCCACTCATCCACAGAATAATTAATGACCGCAAATGGGATGTGGAAGATAAGAAGAAGTGGGTAACTGAAGATACAGATGCTTTCCACTACGACATAGAAACTAAGAAAGAAAATGAATGAAACCTGTAGTCAAAGTAGCGTCACCTGCTGCTATTGCTGTGCTCCGTCAGGCGACAGCGTTGTATCCGAAGCGCAAGAAACTGTCAGACGGATTGTTGCCTTCGTTAGCGCATCAGAAAGCCAGCCCGAATTCGGACCACAATACTGGGCTAGCAGTAGATTTGACCCACGACCCTAAGAGGGGTATTGATTGTGCAATCATTTTTGAAAAACTTAAAGAAGATGAGAGGGTTAATTACCTTATCTTCCAAGGAAAAATCTGGTCAAGAACCAGACGCAAGGAAGGCAATAGAAAGTACACAGGTAGTAATCCTCACAATAAGCACCTACATATTTCTATTAATGATACTCACCGTAGTGACACTAGCCCCTGGTTCTGGTGGCTAAGTCAACCTAAGATTGTGAATCAGATTGTGGCAAATTTACAGCCACAACCTAAGAAGAAGGTAGCTGTTAGTACCACTGTGGTACCAGTATGCACCTGCTGTAAGGTTCACAATACAAAACGAAAGGCAATCTAAATGGAAACACTAAAGCAAGTAGCGCTCACATGGTTCCGTGCTGCAGCCTCAGCTGCTATCGCACTCTACCTCGCAGGCGAGACCGACTTTAAGACACTCGGAGCTGCAGCCCTCGCAGGGTTCCTCGGGCCTGTCCTTAAGTGGCTCGACCCATCCGCAAAAGAGTTCGGACGAGGCGCAGAGTAGCCTCTAGAATACCCCTTAAACGCCTTCTAAGGCAGTTTTAAGACACTAAACCCCCCAACCTAAGGTAATCACCTTGGGAAGGGGGGTCTTTTGTGTTTCCTAATACTGAATCGGGAGTGACATAACCCCTTGACTCAGCCTCTCTTGTCAGCTATACTGGTATATATTATATATAATATAAGACCCCGAAGGGGTCTATATATAATTAATATAATTATATATTGGAAGGAATATTTATGGGAGTATATCTCTCTGATGATTATAAGATACCAGGTCATGTATCCTATTCAGCTCTGACTACCTTCATCGACTGCGGTTATCTATACTACCTCAGCCGACTGTTGCAGATACCAGAGAAGCCAGCGGTATGGAGCGCAGGTGGCTCCGCATTCCACAAGGCTACTGAAGAATGGGACAGACAACATGTTGAGTAAACAATTATGGGATGAGGCATGGAGTGAGTACACGAAAGATGTCGACTTATCGACGCTTAGAGTTGGCGGCAGGGCTACGAAAGATTACCCCAATAAGGAAGATGCTTCCTTCTGGAATATCACTGGTCCACAATGGGTCCAGTCCTACGTCGAATGGCGACAAGTCAACAAGAATTGGAAGATTTGGAAGACGCCTGAAGGCGTTCCTGCGATTGAACTAGGTATCATACCTGAGTTTGCTGGTGTTCCAGTCAAGATGGTAATCGATAGAGTCTTTGATGTTGATGGTCAGTTAGTTGTGGTAGACTTGAAGACATCACAACGCACACCTGACTCCAGCCTACAGCTAGGTTTCTACCGAGCAGGGCTGAAGAAAGTCTTTGGTGTTGATATAAACTATGGTAACTATTGGATGGCTCGTCAGTCTGGCACTGGTCAGATGGAAGACCTAACCAAATACTCAACCGAGATGATTGATTACTTCGTAGAAAAATTTGACAAAGCACGTCTTGCTGGTATATTCTTACCCAACACAAACAACTGTAACCGATGCGGGCTCACAGAGCACTGCTCGTTTACTTCAAAGAAAGAGAAACGATGAACGAAGAATGGAAACTGCAAGTCTCGTATAAGACTGGCCCTGGTGATATGATTAATATCCGTGCCAATACTGCTGATGAACTCAGTGTACTGCTTGAGGGTGTAGGTGATTACGCTACACAGATTGCTGCAACTAACAAGCTATTGGCAGGTGCGTACAATCTAGCCCCTTTATCAACGCCAAGTACCACAACAAGCACAACGCCACCGCTCTCCTTACCACCCAGCCCAGTCTCGGAAGCATCAGGTACCGCAGCTCCAACGTGTAAGCACGGGGCGCGTATCTATCGCAGTGGAATCAGTAGCAAGACTGGTAAACCGTATGCATTCTGGGCATGTCCTACCCCACAGGGTACAGTTGACCAGTGCAAGCCAGTAAACTAAATACAGGAAATCAAATGAGTCGTAGTCAGTTTGTCATGGGTTGGCTACGACTCTTACTAAAAAGGAATAAGCCTTGCGTACACTTGTCAGAAGCGTTGGTCGTGCAAGTATTGGCGGAGAACCATTGCCATCGTGCTTCAAAGCGTTTGAGTCGAACAAAATTATCCTCAGGCGTAGCGAAGTGTCGATGTTCGCAGCAGCGCCAGGAGTAGGTAAGTCAACACTTGCCTTAGCTCTTGCGCTAAAGATGAAGGTTCCCACCCTATACATTAGCGCCGACACCAACGCACACACAATGGCTATGCGATTAGCATCTATGATTTCGGGTAAGAATCAGACTGATGTTGAAGGATTATTGAATACTGATTTAGGTTGGACAAGAGCAGTGCTAGCTAAGGCTAGCCACATTGTCTGGTCATTTGAATCAGCGCCATCACTACAAGATATCGATGAGGAAGTACAAGCCTTCGAAGAATTGTGGGGATGTCCACCACAACTAATAGTTGTCGATAACTTAATGGATGTAGCCACCGATGGTGGCGAGGAGTTCTCTTCTATGAGAGCTATCATGAAGGAGTTGAAGTATCTTGCTAGGGCTACGAATGCGGGTGTGTTGGTATTACATCATACGAGTGAAGCGGTACCTGGCTCTCCTTGCCAGCCTCGTTCCGCGATTCAGGGAAAGGTGGCTCAGCTCCCCGCACTCATTTGCACGCTTGGTGTTGTGGGCACATCAATGGGCGTGGCCCCTGTCAAGAACCGTTATGGCAAAGCCGACGCGGGTGGTGGACTGATGACTTGGATTGCTTTTAATCCTGAGTACATGTTCGTTGAAGATATACCAGAGAATGGTTAGGAAGAAAACATATGAAAATAAAATATGCAGGGACAGATAAACGAGTAAAGTTTTCAGATTACCTAGGTATCAGTATTTATGAATGGGACGAAGCAGATTATGGATTGACTATAACTCTGTTTGGTCGGGAGTTTAACTTCCTCATCTGGAGAAAAATTAATGGATGACGATTACTTGGAGATACATGCAAAAGAAATGTCACAGGCTGAATATCACAGACATATTGCCATCTGCATACAGAAGATTAATGATGCCAAACCGCAGGTTAGGGACGATTATACGCAGGGCGTATGCGACGGACTTGACTGGGCAACGAGAATACTAGAGAAAGATAAGAGCGCATACTAATGGCTAACCCTAACGGACGTAAAGGTGCACAGTTCGAGACCGATGTAATGCGTTGGCTTCGTGATAACAATGCTGTAGCTGAGCGTCTTACTAAGGCTGGTGCTAAAGATGAGGGCGACTTGTATGTATTCCTTCAGGGTAAGACATACATTATGGAGTTAAAGAATCGTAAGAAGCTAGACTTACCTGCCTTCTGGGACGAGGCGCAGGTTGAGGCAAAGAACTACGCGAAGGCAAGAGGGTTGGGTACGGAACCTTCTTCCTTCGTTGTAGTCAAGCGTCGTAACAGTAGCGTTAAGAACGCTTGGGTTATACAAAACTTAGAGCAGTGGATGAGAGAGAGACATGAATGACCTACCAAGTATTAGAGATGTCCTTATCCACTATGGTGCGGACATACGACGCAACCACGGGCAAACAAATCTGCGATGTCCATTCCATGGAGACACACATCAATCAGGCACAGCCAACTTGGACACCAATGTGTTCATCTGCTTTGCATGCGGGGTTCAGGGAAACAGTTTACAAATCATATCCCAAAGAGAAGGAATTAGTGTAAGAGATGCAAAAGAATTCGCAGAGAGAACTATTGGAACGGGCATCGGAGAAGTACGCGGCAAACATTTATCAGGCAGAAGGCTACCTAAAAAACAGGGGCATTCCGATAGAGGTAGCACGGCTGGCTCGATTAGGCGTAGTCGTAGAGGCTGAGATAGGCCATGAGATGTACCAAGGAAGGTTGAGTATACCATATGTTACTAAGACTGGTGTTGTGGATTTACGGTTTCGTTCGCTCAATCCTGCGGTGGAGCCGAAGTATATGGGACTCACTGGAGCTGATACTAAAATGTATAATGTCCTTGATATTGAGCGGGCTGGTGATTACATTGGTATCTGCGAGGGAGAACTTGATACTATTACTATGTCTGCTTGCGTCGGCATTCCTTGTATTGGTGTGCCAGGGGCTAATAGTTGGAAGAAACATTACACGAGACTCCTCGCCGATTTCGAAAGAGTCTATGTCTTTGCTGACGGAGACCAACCAGGAAAAGAATTTGCCAACTCACTTGCAAGAGAACTCCCTGTTACTATCGTCCAGTTCCCCGACGGCGAAGACCCTAACTCATTCTATACTAGCAACGGGTCGCAAGCAATACTTAAGAGAGCAGGACTAGCTAATGCCTGAGTTCCGTCATGGCGATAAGTATAAGTGCCCTGAGTGTGGGGAAATATTAGATGATGCCTTTGATGTGGTTGAACATATGGTTGAAGATGGAGAAGAGTTCAACCCTTCAATGATAATGCCAGGTGGTTTCCGTTTGCTACTTGGTAGTCTGTTGCGTGGGCTATACGATAACAAAGATGATGCTGAGTATATCAGCCAGATAACACAGTCAGCATACATAACTTTATTCACAGCAGAACATTACCCCGAAATGATTGGGGAAACTGTTGAGGATATTATAGTAGAAAGCGTAATGGAAGACTTCGATGGAGAACTCAAACAACTATTCAAGAATAGAGAGTGAAGAGATATGGCAGATAGTACAACACCTGGCTGGGATGGGTTATCAGATTACAGAAACAAAGCAAGAGAAGGATATCCTCACAGTAACTTTAACTATCCCCCTGTTAGCAAGGAAGAGCGTGTACAATACCCAACTCAATTCGAAGAGGATGTAAGGATTGTATATGATGAGTTGATGTCTGTGCTGATTAAGAAGCACAAGGATTATGGTGCTAAGAATATTGCTGACGCACCTGGCGGTGCACTCAATGGACTTCGTGTTCGTATCCATGATAAGACTGCTCGTATCAATAACTTAATAGACTTCCAACGCAAGGCCGAGTATGAATCCCTTGAGGATTCGTTCAAGGACTTAGCTAACTACGCCATCATAGCCTTGCTGGTACTCAGAGATAAGTGGGATAAGTAAATGGTAAAGAACTCTTCGTTCGATTTAGACTTTGGGTATGGTCGAAAGGGTGAGACATTGGTCGAGGAGTTACTTACTGGTGGGCGCACAGTAGAGGTCAAGCGTGACAGGAAGTGGTGGATTACCAACAACTTATACATTGAAGTTGAGTGTTGGTTTAATAAGTCTAAGGCATGGGAGCCATCAGGTTTATCAGTAACCGAGGCTGCGTACTGGGCATTCGTGCTTGAGCAGTCAACAGTAATCGTGCCCACACATATACTTAAGAAGGGTGTACTAGAATTGGGCAGGGAAATATCCTGCGAAGTGCCGCCTAATAAGTCTAAGGGTTATCTCATCACAGTTGAAGACTTACTTACAATGACACGCAAGTATAAGAATGAGAAAGTTGATAATGGACTGGAGTAGAATCGAACGCTGGGAGTATGTAGTCACAGCAGTTGCTAGTGAATACTCCAAGAAGTTTACCATCTGTGAGTATGAGGATATCAAGCAAGCATTATACCAATGGTTTGCTGAGCACCCTAATAAACTAGATACTTGGGAAGCGATAGGTGAGAAGGATGCTAAGAACCTTATCTATCGTAGTCTAAGAAACGAAGCGTTGGATTACTGTCAGAGATGGAAAGCCAAGACAGTTGGCTATGATGTA